CCACCATTTACCGAGGTTACTCCACTTAAAGAAGCATCCTTGCAAAAAACAAAAATTGCTCCACCACCATTTCCACCAGAACCAGTATCAGGGTCTGACTGAGTAGCGCTTCCCCCACCAGCTCCCTTAACAGTAGCTGAAGCTTGGTCAGTTCCATCAGAACCAGCCGCTCCATTTCCACCACCACCGCCAGAGGCTTGTCCATTTCCAGAATATCCACCACCAGCACCACTACCATTCGCTGATGTTGATTCTCCATTTCTTGCTCCAGAAGTTCCTTCTCCTTGACCAGCCTGTTGATTTGCACCACTATCTGATACTCCTCCCAAATATCCTCCGCCTGCACTTGGGCTAGTTCCATCTCCATTTGTACCCACCGATCCATTGCCATTTATACTCCCCGTAACAGTGAGTGTTCCTTTGGCCGCAAATGTTAAAATTCCTCCCTGGTCTCCGCCCCAACCAGGAAGTGTCCATGTTCCTGTTTCCACTGTTACATCTGTATATTGTTTAATAACTGTTACTTGAGCCTGAGAAGCACCCGAATCCGTATATGTATAATTAAGAGCTTCTGATAAAACGATACTTGTTGTACCTCCACCTGAAGCTACCTTGTTTACTTCCCATTGCCCCACTCCAGTTCCTCGTGATTGGTGGATTAGAATAATATCACCATCAGTCAATCCCGTACTCCCACAAGTTAAGGCTGTTCCAGCCGCCGCACCACTACAAGACTCATTAACCATTGTAGGAATAGTTGCTGAAGAATACGCACCGTCTGAGCCATTTCCAAATGGCTTTCCTGAAACAACTCTTGTTATCTTTTGATAATCACCTAATGCCATTATACCCCTCCTAATTGAACTGTGGCATCGACTGAATTACCACCCAAATCAATTACCTCGTAATCGACATTGAATACGTCTCCAGCACTGAAGTTTGCTGTTTTGATTGAAGCTGTTGATACAAATGTTCCACCTGCTATTAATGGCATATCGTCAAAAATAGAAACAAAGTTCTTATTAATATCAAAGAATGTTGTGGGTTGTGAGATATTGGCATTTAGAGTAACTGATGCCCACTTCCAAGTACCTACTCTTGGCATACTTGCTGGTCTTCCAAGGCTTGTGGTTGCTAGTGAGGGGAGTGATGGAATGTACCAAGTAGGGTTAAGTCCTAAACCAACAACTGATGCCGCTGATACTAATAGTGAATTTGTTACAGAAGCATTTGCAATTAAAGCATTTGTGTTTACTAGGCTAGTAACCGTTGCTGTTGATATTACGTGTCCACCAGAACTGTCATGTTCAGGGTTTAATACATCGTACCAGTCCTCAAACATTGAGCCAGTGATAACTGCTTCGATAACGGCACCAGATGAATGAGCTTGTGCTGTTGAACCGCCCTGCCCTCTTGTAATAGTAAGAGTATTAGAAGAAACATTTGTAACTTTAACATATTCCCATAAGGAAGTTGCCTTTAATGTTCCAGCTGAATCAACACGATCTATAACTAAATAACAAGGTGATTCTATCTTAGAAGCATCGGCAATTTCAGAAGAAGTAGCCACATCTGTTATACCACTCGCTAGAGTAGAAGAGATGTTTTCGTCTAAACTTGGTTTCGGGAGGTTAGCAGAAATTGTAGTTTCCCCCTTTCGTTAGATTGTGTCCCCATGGCATTTTTTTATCCACATGTAAATCAGTCCCCCTTTGATTACAAAGTTGGCAAGTATAGTTGTCTCTTTTAAGTATTTGTTTTTGCATAATGTCTCTAAATCTAACCCTTTCTCTTTTAATCTTGCTCATAAAAAAGCCACCTTTCCGGTGGCATCAGATTCAATCTTGAACCACCCATATTTTACTACTTGTGTCTACTAATTACAAGGCATTAGGTTGTATCCCAGCTTGAAGGGATAATTCCCTGACCAAGCTCTTGTGCCTGTATTTGTAGGGCAAGTAATTCATATTTGTCGTTGTTTCCAGTTGTAGTTACTTCCACCTGTATAGTACGACCAACTTTGTTTATGCGAGTCCTTTTAGCTAAATCGTTGCTTCCAGCTGCATTTCCAGCTCCTAATGTATTACCCCACTTAGTAGTACCCCATTCATCAAATCCCCACCCAGTACCAGCGTTAGAAGCTGATATGGTAAACGTTTGTGCAGATCCTACTGCCCCGTCTCTAGTTTCAAGAACAATATTCACAAAAGGTGTCCCGAATACGTTTCTCCAGTTAGAGTATAGGTTCTTAATCTTTTTGAATTGGAATGGGTTTTTAAAAGCAGTCTTCTTGGTTAAGAGAGCTGTTTGGATTTTAACTCCTTTGTCGTTTGAGTAACCAACGGACATATCTGTTACGAAATTGTCATTGGCGTCTCCCCAAATCAATACCTCTTTATTGTCAGTGTCGTAGTAAACCTCATACACACCTGGCGTGGCAGAATATGTGTTTGGTCCCATCCACCCTAATCTTTCTCTGTCATATATAACTTCTTGGTTGTTCTTGAGTGCTCCACCAGCGGGGTAAGATATTCTATATTTGTTGTCTTGATACACCGCACAAGCTAATTCTAATTGAGATTGCGTTAATGCGGCAAAGGTTGGTCTAATCCTTGACGACAATTCATTTGTTCTTAGTACGTTTAGATAATTAGCCTCATTTCCTAGCGTAAACACACCTTTTCTTGAGAGGAAGAATACATCATTCTCTACGTGTTTAATAGTTCTGTGGGATACAGCCCCTAATCCTCTGATAATCATTTTGACAGTAGGTATAACTAGGCCATCTGCCAAGGAGAGGGTAACTTGCCAAATACTTCTTTCTTTGAAAACAATAATCGAGTCCTGATATTCTATTAATCCTTTTATCTCGTCTCCTGCATCTTTGTCTATGTCAATGTTTCCCCCACCATGTCTCCAGTTAAACTTGTCCACATTTACTCCACCACCAGACCATGATATTGCAGATGGTCTACCCTCTCCCACAAGGTTCCCAAAAATGAGTTTGTCTTTATATGTAATAGCGTATTTAGCTATCGGCCCCAACGTAGTGTCAACAGGGGCAGGAAAGACCGTAGAAGCGGGGTCTGGTACTCCTTTGTAGTCATACTGTAAAGTAGAAGAATCTACCGAAGTAATATATCTCTCATCTCCCTGGCTAGTACCATAAATATTGTATCCAGCAACAACTGAGGCTGGGGAAGCAGTTGTCCAAGTAATCCTTAGCGTGGTATCTATTAAATCCTGTGGGGTGTTTTCAATTATTCCCATGCTTTCGCCAGACGATAATGGACTTGCTAGTGTTTCACCCACTGCGGTTAAAGCACTTATCCTGAACGACCTAGTAAAAGTACCCGATACTCCTGATAAGTTAGTAACTTGTACACCAGTCGGTCTACTTATTTGCGTATAACTATAAATAGAAGCACCATCGTATTTGGTTAGGTTATCCACACCATTAACCACATAAACCTTGTTGTACATCTGTACTAAATTGGCGTCATATCCTGAAGCATAAGAAGCACCGAGAATATTAGTATAGGAAGCCCCACTCTTTTTAACCATTACTCCCCAGTCTGAAAGAGCTACTAATTCATTTACTCCTGAAGCTCCTGAAGCGAAGTTGACATATTTAAGACCTCTCACTGCTTGAGCACCCGTAGCTACTGATGGTGCTGTTAAAAAGTAATCGTCTGTGCCATCCCTCTTATTGGGAACACCCAAACCAACGAGTTGTAGGTTAGAAGCCTGAGCTAGTTCGTTGTCTTTGATTTCTGTTTGTTTAAGAAGCGTATTGAGTCCGCCCTTCCAATTGTTCCAATCTAGCTGAAGAGTTTTGGGAGGCTTATATTTTGGCTCTCTAAGGTCAAAGCGAATTGTAAGCCACCTCCTCTCGGATTACATGTTTAAAGTTTTGTCTGTAACAAGGCATGGAGCAGAATAGCCTTTTTGCTGAAGGCTTGTGTCTAAATTGTTTCTGGCAAACTTTGCATATTGAATCCATTTCATTTTCTTCAGTCCCGACCGATACGGAATCCGTACTTTTCTTCAAGTTCGTTGGGAATATTTCTATCTACGTTAGCCACACCCAAGGAGTTTTCGCTTTCAATCATCCTTAGTAGTATCTTCTCAGACTCAACCTTGGCTTCTGGGAATCTTCCATCCTCAGCACCCCTGTATAGGTAGTAAAGAGACCTTTGAAGTAAGAATGTAGGATCTGGACATTCTGTTAATTGACCAGTACTTGAAAGGGATAAGGGAGACTTCCAATAGGTAAACTGAACTGAAGCTCCTGATACAAGAGCCGCTGAATGAATATACATAACCTTGTTATCAGCATCGTTACCTAAAATGTTTACAAACGTGTCGGAATCGCTATATTTAGCGTTCTTAGAAGGATTAACAACAGGAAACTCATCCGTAGTTGTTCCATCCCAAACTATTCGTGGATACCCGTCTATCTTCTTGAAATTACCAGGTAAGGCATAAGAAGCGTTCCCGGTTGAAGTGCTTATTACTCCGTTGTGAACTGCTTTAAGAGCACTCCACTCGTTAGTGTCAGCCCAATCAAACAGTGATCGGTTTATTGCGTTTAAACGCATATTCCAATCTGAGCCTCCAGCTGTCGGAGCAGAACTAGACTGATCCAACTCTGAGGCTATTTGATTCTGAATGTCTTGTAAAGACCAGCTCATTTTAATTTAACATGCTTTTTATACAACCAGAAGGTCAGAGCATATTAGTATGTTGCTCCTCCTTGTAGATCTGCGGCTACAACTAATGGTATGTATCTAACTGCTCCGTTAATAGAAACAGGTATCGCATAATCTGCTGCACTTCCGTCTCCTAATAGAATAGAAGTTACCGAAATGAATCCTCCCTTAAATTCCATAATTGCTGCTGAAGCTGCTGATGTACCATTAAATCTAAGAGCTCCTATTGTCGGACTGCCGGCAACGGTTCTTCCAACCTCCACGGCTGCTTCTGAAGCAACTCCGCTTTCAACCTTAAAAGCAGAAGCATCTGAACCAGCATCGCTGGAGATATATCCTTGTCCCTCTTGATCTAAATTATATATAAAAGTCATGTCTAATCACCCTCTTTCAAGTCACAAAAAAACCGCCTCAAAGCGGTCTTAGATGTAATCTTAACCTTCTTTATTATAAACCAGCGTGTCTATATATACAAGAGATTTTACTTTTCTTGTTTTGGTAATTTCCCTACCGAGCTAATTAGCTTAACGCTAAAAGTGCCATCGTCCCTCGCAACAAAAGTAGGTTGTGAAATTATCTGCATTTGGTGTTTCTCACACAACGCATTAAATTCTTTTATAAAATCATCTGCTTTCTCTTGTTCTGTTTTTGACTGAACTTTCGTTCCCTTCATTTTTTAATCACATCCTTTATATTGCATGCTCGCTATCTGCTTCTAGTTCTCTAGCCTTACGTTGTGCCTCGTTACTTTTCCAGCTATTACTCATATCCAATAAAATCCGTTTGACATGAGCATCTACTACATTTAGTTTTTCTTGATTGGTTGCTTTTGAGAAAGGATTGGTTACTACCTCATCTTCGGTTTCTTCAACCCAAAGGCTTTCCGCACAATCTTCAATAATTGGCTGAACTTTAGTTGTTAAAGCCGTA